GAGCCAACAGTAGATGTTGACAAGATTCTTGAAGAGGGCATTGATGAAGGCTCCCGTGCCGTAGACATCTACAAGGCCACCTGCTCTTTGGCGAACAAGTACGGGACCGACCCCATGGCTCGGCAGATGATTGAGACGATGATGATTCGTTTCAACACCGAGAAGGTGCGTCCACCGCTTCACATCGAGGGAACCAACGGTCTTCTCCATCACGTTCACCGTGCTATCGACTTTGTTGCAGATAACCCGAAGGTTGGCATCATCTCTCCGGAGACAGCCGAGTGGATGCAGAAGCAAGCAAAAAGCCTCTCTCCCGACGAGCAACCTAAGGCTATGACTGGAGTTGTCGCTCCAGTGCAAGGTGAAGGCGCAATGCGTTATGGCAAAGAAGCCATTCTCGCTTCTATTGAAGATGGAGATTCCATTTCGGATGCAGCAAGCATTTCCAACATGGATATCCCTAAAGACCCGGATTCTCTGAGCCCTCAGGATGGTGGGGACGAAAGACGACGCTCGCTGTCGGACACCGGTAACGGTCGTCGTCTTGTCGATGTTTTTGGTACGGGTATTCGATACACCACAGGTCTCGGTTGGTTCGTTTGGAAAGAGGGTTACTGGAAGCCAGACCGTGAAGACCTCGAAGTTCAAGAACTAGCCAAGAGGTTGGGGTCAATCATCTCGACTGACGTAGGTAGCTATCCCGAATCGCAGCAGACCGATGTGATTAGGTGGGCTCATCAATCTCGTTCCAACGCCAGACTTCATGGAGCGATTGAGAGCGCAAAGTCAGACCCTCGTGTTGAGGTATCTGTCGAAGGCTGGGATAAAGACCAAAACCTTTTGGGTGTTGCCAACGGGGTAATCAATCTCAAAACCGGAGAACTTCTCAAGGGTCGTCCGGACTTGTACATCACTCGTCGTGCTCCTGTTGCTTACACCGCAGGTCACAGGAACGCCAGATGGGAAGAGTTCCTTAACTTTGCAACTGGTGGAGATAAAGAATTCCAAGGTTGGCTACAGAGAGCAGCCGGTTATTCGTTGACTGGTTCGAGCAAGTATGACTTGATGTTCTTGGTTTATGGACCTGCGGGTTCTGGTAAAAACACTTTTGTTGAGGCTCTTGTAAAAGCACTAGGCACACAGCAGTACGCATGGCCTCTTGACTCAAGCATTCTTGCTCAAGGAGACGGTCAGGCAAGCGGTTCCGACCTTTACCACTGGGCTCAATTGCGTGGTCGTCGTGTTGTTTGGGTGGACGAGCTACCAGACTCTGAGCGACTCAAAGAAAACTCGGTCAAGAAGCTGACGGGTTCCTCCGAAATCTCAGCACGTTCTCCGGGTGAACAACCGTTCACGTTCCAGTCGCAAGCGAAACTGTGGGTCTCGACTAACCACCGACCCATCATCACCGATGACGCTATGTGGCGACGCATCCGACCTATCCCATTCCTTCGAGTTCCAGAAGAGCCAGACCCCGACCTCAAGGACTACATCTTTGACCCGGAGGGTGCACTCCCTGCAGTTCTTGCTTGGGCGGTCGAAGGAGCAATGCAGATTCTCAACTCGACTTCTAAAGATGCGCTCGGTTGGTGCAAGGTCGTGGCAGAAGCAGCAGAGGTCTATCGAAAGAACGAAGACCGAATCGGAATTTTCTTATCAGAAGAGACAGAAGAAGTTGAGGGGGAGAAGACTCCGGTCAAATCTCTATACGGTCTCTATCGAAAGTGGTCAGAAGACCGTGGAGAGAAAGCAATGACTCAGATTGCTTTTCACAGAAAGCTAGTTGACCGAAACCTAAAGGTAGAAGGTCTTGGAGCAAAGGCAGAAGTCCACGGAAGAAAAATCGTGATGAGGTCTGTATCTGTCTCTACAGAAGTTGACTGGTACTCAGCCAGCAACCTAGCTAGATAATTAGCGAACGGTAAACACTCTTCCGCCACCACCCTGCATACCCCGATGTGAGGGGAGCCGTCTGGCTGCTGGAGATTTTGCCTTCAACTTTCCTCCAGAGAAACCTGACGGTGGTTTGATAAGCAAGGCAGTCATTGCATGGACCAAAGCGTCTACTCGGTCAGGTGAGTTTTTGGTTTCTCCCGGAATCCATGCTGTCATCTGAGACTCAAGGTCTGGAAGGTAGTTAACGTGGTGGACCCTGCTCTGCTCGTAGGCAAGAACAACAGGCTCTGCTCGCAAAGCTTTCCCGTGTTTTGAGTGAACTTCTAAAACTTTTACATTGGGGTCAATCGCATTGATTGCGTTACGAACTAGTGCTCCACCTTGATTGACTTCGGCTACAACTGGGCAACCCCAACGTCGAGCCATCTCAACAACTTTGTTGGCCCACACCTCCGGAGAACCGTGGATAGTTGCATCCTCAAGAACCCAAGCATGTCGCTTGTAGAGGTCTCGGTCGGCAGTGGAAGCGCAAACAACGATGCCGCACTCGTCTCGTGGATTTTCTGCAACTGATGGGTCAACCCCAATACAACGAAGTGGCGTGCTCGGAGGGAGAATCATTTCTCTGGCTGCTTCAATCATTTCGATTGTCCAGAGAGCGCCCTCAACGTCATCAAGCATTTCACCGTAAAGCTCCTGCTGAGCAAGACGGGTTCCCTCATACACTCCGGTAATGGCTTGCAAGTATGTGTTCGACAAGTTGCCAGCGTTGTCTAGAGTTGAACCTTTCGAGATAACAACTCGACCCTCTTTTTTCGCTTCGTCAATCAGCGAGTAAAGAACTGGAACTCGTTTTGGAGTCGTGGTCGCAATAATTTGTGGGTTTGACCCGAGTCGAGTCGCAACTCGAAGGTTGTCCCACGAAGTCATGCCAGCAGCATCGGGAGTTTGACGCCAAGCAGCCAACTCGTCGGCCCAAGCGTAGTGAGCCTGAATACCACGAAGACCATCTGGCTCATCAGCGGTCAAAAGAGTGGCTGTGTTCCCGTTAGGCCATGTGAGCCTTCTTTTAGATGGCTCATAGTGAGGCTTCTCCGATGGCGGACAAATGTTCATAACACCTGACTCGCCCTCGACCACAACGTCACGAACGTCAGCTGCGGTACGGGCGACGAGGGCGAAGCGAAGTTGACCTTGAGAAGTATCTTTAGCCTTCTCTCGAATCCACTCCGCTGCGCTCCTCGTCTTGCCCGCACCACGACCAGCTAGGTATAACCAGATACTCCAGTTGGTGTTATCGGGGGGTCTTTGTTCGGGTCTGGCCCATGCAGACCAGTCCCAAACGAGACTGTCCATGTCTAGACCAGCAAGGACCTGCTGCTTCTCGTCCTCGGGTAAGAGGGCTATTTGTTCCATCAAACTCTTACCCATAGGGAAAACCTGCCTTACCTAGTCTGACGCTGAAGACTCCTCTGCACTCCATAATAGAGCGGAGCAGCGGAACTGAGACCCATGTGCTTTGCCAAGTTGGAAAGCGAGATGCCAGACATGTACTCCGACCGAAGTTGGTCGTGATAAAGGTCAGTTCCCTTTTCCTTGGCAGAGCGAACACGCTCAGCAGCGGCCTCAATGTTTTGTTCCTTGAGGCGAATCTTTGGCTTGTATTCGCTGACAACAACATTGCTCATTGCAACACGGCGGCGAACACCTGCGTAGGCGACATTGATGCGCTCAGCGAGCTTAGGAAGACTTCCGCCCTTCTCCTGAAACTCCTTGAGGAGGTCGGTGTACTGCTTACTTGCTCGGTGGGCAGGTGTGTCTTGGTTGCGCCGACCGTAAGCCTTCTTTGCCAGTGGCAAGATTGGCTCAATCTTGGCAGCGTATTCTTCTACGAGCTCTTGGCTCATTTATCTCTCCATTTATGTCTTTAGTCCAACGCCTGTCCCTAGGAAGAAAAATCTATCACACCTCTGCAAAATATCCAACCCAAAGTCGGACATTTAGTACTAATCGTCAGAATGCTTAGAACGGAAGGGATATGTACCCATCCAGACCAACAGAGACCACAAAATAGCCCAGCCAACGACCGTTCTAGCAGAGCCATCTAGCACGAACCATGCGATAAACATTCCTAGCAGAGTCCACACTTGGTCCAACATGTCTTTTATAAAGCCTCTAATGAATTTTTTCATTTCTTATTCCTTCTAGATTTTGGGGAGTCAGAGGCGGGTGCGCCACCGCTTCCACTCGGGGTCTTTGGGGTTGGCGGTGCTGGAGGTGCGCCTCCACCAGCGAGTCCGGTTGCCAGAGAAGCCACTTGAGCAACTTGAGCCACAATGACTGCGGCAACCACGACTTCTTGGGACTCCTCCCGCTCCTCTTCGGTCATGTCCATACCGATTGAGGAGAAAGCGGTCAAAACTTTTCCGGGGTCAGTAAAAGCTTCGGTGAGAATCTTCCCGGGGTCATCAAAAACTTCTAAAGACTCAGCAACTTCTGCCGATATAACAACTGGGTTTCCAGACGAGTCTGTTCTAACCTCAACCGGTGTTTCATCCGGGAGGTCTGAGTAGTCGAGACCGAGTTCCTCAAGATTATCGGATGTGATAACTGTGCCGGACTTCGCAGCTGTCTCGACCAGCAACTCGACAACAACTTCTTTTTCTTCTTCAGTCAGCTCACCGTCAGCCATCAATTCTTCAGCGACACGCTCAAGAGTGGGCTCTGGCTCTTCTATTATTGTGTCAAAATTATCTTGTGAAGATTCTTTGGGTGGTTCTGGGTCTGGTGTTGACTCTGGCTGGGGTTCTTCTTGGTCTGGCTCTGATATCTCTGGTTCTGGGGTTTCAGAGGATGCTTCAGGTTGAGGCTCAGGAACAGGCTGAGCTACGGGCTCTTCAGCAGGAGGGTCAACAACTTCAGGCTCAGGTTCGGGAACAGGCTCAGGCTCAGGTTCGGGTTCGGGGGCGACGGGCTCGGGCTCGGGCTCAGGAGCAGGCTCGGGCTCAGGAGCAGGCTCGGGGGTTGGCTCAGGTTGAGGAGTCGGTTGAGGTTCTACCTCCGGGGTGGGAGCAGGAGCTGGGGAACTAGGTTTAGGCTCAGGTTCTGGCTCTGGAGTTTGATTTTCTACTTCTTCCTGAACGACAGAACTTGCCGTAGCAACTGAAGTTTGCGCTGCGCTAATGGCTTCTTGCATTGAAGACTCTGCGCTCTGTGCTGTCTCCAACGCTTCCAAAGCCAAAGATTGATTGGCTGACTGAACTTCTTCATAGCTGGTCAAGTCAGTTTGGGCGGACCCAAGATTGGCTGTTGCATCGTCAACCTCCTGTTGGTAGGAAGGGTTGATGATGTAATCAAAATACTTGTAGTAAAAGTTGTCGAGGGTATACCAGTCGTATTCTGGAGTGGCTGGGATTTTCAAGTACCCAATCGACAAACCCTCAGTTGCTGTGTAACTAACGACATACCCGATGCCACCAGTGCCTTCTTTGGGCTCAGCGGTGCTGTAGTCGGGGAGGGTGTTTTCTACAACAGAAGTTGTTCCTTCTGCGTCGTACTCGATTACTAAGTAAGGCTCGTCGCCGTTTTTGGCAAAAACATCGAACCCAACTTCATAAACCCTGATGCTCTCTGGCATGTAGATGTAGACATCATCAGTTGCTTCTTCTAGGTTGAGCGTGAAGCCGTTGTCTACGAAAGGGTCGTCATCCGGAATGTCTACGATTGACACACCTGCGACCGGAGAAGATGAAACTGGTGTATCACCAACGGTGATAACAATTTCTGAATCTGAAAGGTCTTCGTCCTCGAAGTCCTCCGTCACTGTCGTCTCTACGGGGTAATCAGCCTCGGCGTTTGCTAGTGCAGACTCAGCTTCTTCTAGAACTGTTTGCTTGTCTGCTACAACCGCTTGTTGTGACTCAACATCTGATATTGATTGCTCCCAGTCTGAGAGTGCAGTTTCGGCGTTTTGGATTGCTTCGTTGACTACTGCAATCGAAGCCTCTGCGCTTTCCACATCCTGAGTTGCACTAGCAATCGCCTCGGCGGTTTCGTCAGTTGACGTAATTGTTTGCTCTAGGTTGACAACCTCCTGCAAAGACTCATTTGTGGATTGAATATCAGATTCCGCTGCTGCTGCTGCGGTTGCAACATCACCGAGAGAGTCTTGCGTTGACTCAAGCGATGCCGCATCTTGGACCACCTCCTCAGACGCATCCGGACTGGAATCTTGGATACTGGGTTCTTGTTCGAGTTGAACCTCCTCTGCTGGGGAGTCAGCGGCATATGCAGTTGTAGGAGAAAGAACTCCGTACACGAAAATTATAATCGACCCTGCAGCAGTCGAAAATAGGTACGACAGAAGTCGGCGTTTATAAATATAGAGATGCCGACGTACCATAACTAGCCCCTGCGCACTCACATGGGCAGAGTGCGGCTAGTTACATTTTATTATTTCTTTGTAGCGTCGATTTCCCTGCAGATAGCAGCGTAAACACTAGAAACAGTCGAGGGATACCACTGCTTTCCCCCCTGCGATGTCTGAACTTTATGAGCGTTCAGTTCGTCCGCAATTGACTTGTACGAGACACCTGCTTGCCGTCTGTCGTAAATCATTTGCTTAGTTTCTTCTGACACCTTTGACTTGGGACCAACATCAACGCCCCAAACCTTCCCCGAGTCCCGTCTGTCCTTGTGAACATCCTTTTGGCGCAGGGAAATCATGCCTCGTTCCATCTCTGCCATGGCAGACATGACAGTCACAACAAACCGACCTTGATAAGTAGCGGTGTCGAGCCCGAGGTCGAGCATTGATAAACGCCATCCGTTTTTATGTGAACGGTCAACGATGCTGAGGAAGTCACGGGTTGAACGGGCAAGTCGGTCAAGGCGGGTTACGTAAAGTGCTTGCGCCTTGCCTTCGTCTAGTTCAGAAAGTGCTTTTGTAAGTACCGGTCTACCGGTGATGTTCTTACCTGAGCGACCCTCTTCACGAAGGATGACTGCTTCATAACCAGCAGCCTCAGCAGCTGCAATCAACTGCTTTTCTTGTGCCCCCAAACTGATTCCATCTTCTGCTTGCATCTGAGTAGAAACTCGTGCGTAGCAGTAAGCGATTCCCTCACTCATTGTCGGTCCTGTTCTTTTCGTATCGAAGCTTTGCCTCTGCCTCGTCAATCAATAGGTTTGGGCACTCCTCTACTGAACTCTCGTAAGTGTTGCCGCAGTCAAAACACTTCCAAGTGGTGTCTTTTAATCCCTGCAAGTACCCCTGCGCATACTGAACGCTCACGGTGCAACTCTGCCGTTCTTTACAAAAGCAGCGTGAGTAACGGGCATGTGATACTCAAAGATTTCCTCATACCTCTCTGCCACCATCTCAATCTCCCGTTGGGGGTAAGAAGGGAAGTGAGAACCTTCGGCAATCCGACGTAGTGAGAGGAAGTTCATCAAAGCTCTAGCGTTCATCGTGACGTAGGCAGACGAGTAGATGCTGACAGGGAGAACTACCCGAGCAACTTCACGGGCTACACCAGTAGAGAGAATGTTTTCGTAGTTCGTGTATGCAGTCTCGCAACTTTGACGAACCTTCTGGATGGTCATGGCGTACTGAAAGTCATCCCCGTCTTCAAAGATGTATGCACCCGTCTTGCCTGTCTGAACCAACTTCCGCTGACGGTCTGGCATGTAGAACACAGGGTCCAACTGCCGATAGCGACCTGACTCTTCGTTGTAGGAAGCGATGCGATGACGCATGTGCTCACGCCAGACGAAGATAGGTGCGTTGACGTAGAAGGTGAAGTAGGAGTGCTCAAACGGAGTCCCGTGGCGCTCCCTCATCAGAAAGTTGATGAGACCTTTGTCTTTTTGTGGAAGCTCGTTGTTCTCAAGTCCTGCGAAGTCAAGAGTGCGCTCCCCCTCAGTGCTTACCCGAGCGGAAAAGACGACATCCATGTCTTCGGCACTGCACTTGACCAGCTCGACATCGACATCGGACTTAAACCGAATCTTGGTCACTATTTAGAATCCCTCTGTACTCGTCTTCAAGTCTTGCGAGTCGTTCTGACTGCTCAGACTCGTAAGACTGCTCGATTGCTCTGGATAGAGCGTTTATCCCATCAACAACTTCGTGGCTCTCATTGCAACACCACGGGTCGTACCGAAAAGTCGCTGTTATCAGAACCGTGCCATCATCGCTAAAACCAGAAGACTCGAACTTCAAAAGAGAAATCCGTTCTGGATTCCCCGGTTGAGGCTCCCTGTTCGGGCTACCCACTGATTACTCGACTGCGGTGAGATTTGGCTTCTTCTTGTCCTCGATGTTCCCACGGACATTCTTGAATGCCACGGTGAACGCCTTGCCTAGCGCATAGAGAACAAGAATCAGAAAAGCGACCAACGTTGCCAGAAGGAAAATACCAATCCCCCACATAGCAATCTGGAACGCCCACTCAAACGGTGTTGTCCAACTCATGTCATTACCTCCTTAGGTTTCCTTATTATATGAATCGGAGATGGCGAGTGCAACCTCCTTGAGGTTCTCAATGGGCTTGAGAGCCCACTGAGGAACAAAGTACGCATCTGGACGGAAGCCGATGCCCTCGTTGTGTAGCCATTCGGGGTCCCGAGCGTCGTAGCCATGGATAAACCCCCGAACGGTATAGCTGGGGCACTTACCTGTGACCAAAACGAAAATATCGAAAGGGTCGTCAACTGGACGCACGATGAGGGCATGTTCCGGGTGGGGACGGGTCCGAACTTGGATGTTGGGCGGAAAGTCGGGTGCCTTGAAGGTATTGACGCTTCCGTCCCAGTAGATGTTGAGAGCCTTGGCTACGACCAGTTCTCCGATGGCACCTTCGATGCTTTCGCTCCATCCGAGGGTCACTAAACCGTGAGCATCCTCTAAACCTGCACGCTTGGACTCCAGACTCCGACGAAGGCCGACTTCGGCAGCCATTGAGTACTCGTACCAGTCAAGTGTGATGTCCATGCGTCTCCTCCCCTTTGTTTCTGGGGATTTCAGTATACAGACTTAGACTCAAAGTTGTACAGCATCTAGGGGGTTTATAATGTTCAGATATTGTACGCTAGGAGCGATTTTCGTACAATTAGCGCTCTTTCATGGCTTTGACAACCTGTTCCAGAAGGTTGTTCTGCCTTTCAAGCTGTTCGGCAATCTTCTGCAGGTGACGAGCAATCTCGTTCTGCGACCGTCGTGTCTCAGAATCCATTTTTCCGGGCTCCCGTTCCGTTATTTGCCTTGGATGCGCTGGACCAGTTCGGTGCTGGAGTAAGGGTGGGTTCGAGAGTTGTAGTAAATGTCAATCCCGTGCTTCTCGCACCAGTCTTTCCCCGTGAAGTCCTGACCCATGTACTCCTCACCGATGATTCGGATGTCGGGACGACGGGTCTTGAGGATGTTGAGAAGGTCTTCCTCCGTCTCGTAAACGATGATTTCATCTACATACTTGACCGCTGAGAGTTGAATCTGTCGCTCGACCAGAGATTGGAATGGTTTCCGCTTCTCCTTGGGCCGGTCAATTGACGGGTCGGTCTGCAAAGCAGCGATGAGGTAGTCGCACATCGACTTTGCTTCCTCAAGCATGAGGACATGCCCTGCGTGGAGGAGGTCGAAGCACGAGGCGGTCAAACCGACCCGAGGACCTCCTCCAATGCTCTCTAAGACATCAAAGATGTATTGGTCATCCTGTACAGGGGTTGCAAAATCCAACTTTTCGGGCTCCCGTTCCGTTATCCGTCTTCTCCCTCATCGAATTCTAACCCGGGAAGGGTGTTTAGGTCGGGATTTTCTTTCATTCTGAGTTCGTCCATGGACTCTTGGACCATTTCTATCTTGCCAGTAGTCCGTTCCACCTTCTTCTGCAGGTACTCGATGTGGTTCCTGATGTTCTGACGCTCTTGTCGAAGCTCTTTCCGCTTGTTGACAAGTGCCAACATCTCTGGGGTTGGGGTGTATGTCGTTTCTTCCATTTCGGTCCTTCCGTCATTGGACTACCAAAGTATCATAGAAACACCAAAAACACCAAAACTGGACTTTTCGGGCTCCCATTCCGTAATCAGCAAAAGACGACTACGATGAAAATATGAAGGTTGAGTTTTTTGAGTTTTCGGAGCTTGTGGAGGAAAAGTTCTATCCCAAGTGGAGGAAAAGTTCTATCCCAAGCCCGCCAAGGACGTTTTGCCTGAGTGGTGGCGTTCTATGCCCTCCTACCGAGAACGTGCAGAGGAGTTAGAGGCTCAGGGGGAGGCTGGTTCGACTGGTAAGCGCTGTGTACCGATTCTTGACTCCATGATTACCGGATACGTTTTGTTCCTACCAACGGACATCTCGGTTGAAGAGCATGACGGGGACCTGTGGTTCGAACCAGCGTTCGTTCCTTTTATTGACTACCACCCTAAAGAGCAAATCGGGACCCACCCGATGTTTCCCGAGGGGTGGACCCGAGTACCGAAGTTCCAAAACACTTTTGGAATCAAAACTCCAGAAGGTTATTCGTGTCTATTTAAGACGCCATCGCACCACGACCTGCCATTTACGCTCTTTGATGGGGTGGTTGACACAGACACGTTCAACCTCCCGGTCGGGCTACCGTTTGTCCTAAACGACCCCGAGTGGCGTGGGATTATCCCCGCAGGTACCCCAATCGCTCAGGTCATCCCATTCAAAAGAGAAGTGTGGGAGCACACAACCGTAAGCGACTACGAAACCGCCGGACCCGTTGCTTCAGAGCAAATGGACGCTCTTCGTTCCCAGATGAGGAATGGTTACAGAAACCACTTCTGGAATAGAAAGAACTTTAGCTAGAAAAAAGCTTTTGGTGTTCGTTTCTAGTGTTCAAGTATGAGATTGCGTCTCTGATTGCCTTGGCTTTGATGGGGTGACCTTCTGATTCGTGAATCAGCGCCAGCATCTCCAAATCAATAATAATGTCCTGAAATGTCATTTTTCGGGCTCACTTTCCGTTCTTAGACAAAATCCTAGTCGTGTAATAGAGTTTGCGCAATGACTAGAAAGTTTGGTTGGTGTCTAGACGGACACGACGAAGGCTGTCGGGTCCACTACCGCAACTGGGATGACACCATCGTTGAGTGTGGGTGCGAGTGCCACGTTGGCAAGCCCAAGCCTCCGTTACCGGACTGGAAAGTTGCAGCACCGGCAGACGTACAACCCAAGGTATTGAAACGGCGCAAGAAAAAGAACTAACATGGTTGCATGATTGAAGGTACGGACCTCAAGGCCGAGCAACACCGCAGGTATCTGCGAACTGCGCTTCGACAGACCGAAGAGAACATCAATGGTTTGAAGGGTCAGCTCAAGTTGCTTGAGGATTACAGACTTTGGTTGGCGAACGAATTGGAAATTACTGAGCAAGTAGCCAAAGACATCGAAACCTGATTTTTCGGGCTCCCATTCCGCTAAAAGCCTTATTCGAGGCGGACTATAATGGAGTGATGGATGCCGAGGATATTCGGATTGTCCCCCAGAGGTTTGAGGACTTCATGTGGGGATTTTCCATAATGGGCCGAAAGCCGAAGTCTGCCTTTGAATGGGCTCAATCCTCGGTAGCAATAACTAAATATGTAATAGACCACATGGAACCCCTGTTCCAAAGGCCAGTTTTCTTTGCTTTGCTCGATGACCCCTTAAATACTCAAAAACAAGCGGAAGTTGAAATTCCGCTTATTCGCAAAGAACCTGAAAAAGTCACAAAAGACTCGTTTGGGCTCTTTTCACTGGGTGGGGGTGTATTGCACGTTGAGCAACACGCAACAGTTGCTGCCATTCTGATTCCCGGGGCTCCTCAGATTGGGATAGGCCACTCAGGGTCTGTTGTGCACGTTAGTCCTGACGGGGAAATCTACAAGATGATTTCAGACGAGAATTTGAGTCTTACCGTTGACCCAGATATCGCCGTGCTATCAGCAGTGCTACTGGATGACACTTTTTCCTAATCCTTCCCCCAGCAGCTAAAACAGAAACGGTAATCTAAGTCAGTGATTCACGAATGGAAGATGGACGGGGTTACCCGTAATTTCGGAGACGCCCTCTATGAAGTCCTACTTCCAGAGGGGGTCTATAAAGACTTTGCCGAAGACACGGAGCACCTGTATTTCCCCATCGGTAGCGTGATTTCTACAAGGCACATCATCGCTGCTCTCGCTCAAGACCTGACTCCGGTGTTCATCAACTGTGGTTGGCGTGGCGAGATGATTCAGCCGGACCTCATCCAACAAAGCAAATTTATTGGTTGTCGTGGGCCTTACACGCAGAGAGAGCTCGCTCGACACGGAGTCGAAGTTGAGGTGACGCACGACCCGGCGTACCAACTTCCCGAGTTTGTTCCGAAGGGTGCCCCGAACGCCCTTGCCATCGTGGTCCGTCACATCGCAGACCCGTCGGACTACAACCAGCAATCAATCTTTGAACTCAAAGCAGACGCTGTTTTCTCGCCTGTAGTCGAGACAAAAGAAGACATTATTGAGTTTGTCCAGAAGATTTCCGGCGCTCGCTTCGTGCTGGCAGGGTCAATGCACGCTGCGATTGTGGCGCACGCCTATGGGGTGCCTTTTGCCCCTCTCAGGGCAGATGACGACTACATCGACTGTATGCCGAAGTGGTTTGATTGGATGGCTGCAGAGGGTCTAGGAAAG